CTGATGCTACTGTAGCTATAACTGTTACGTTTGTTGGATCTTTAATTGATTCACCAACAATAGGTTCAATATTATTGATAACTTGAGCTTCTGGATAGTGTACTTCTAATATACCAGTTGTTGACGTAATTGCGGTATGGCCATGAACATGGACTGTAAATCCTTGATTTAACCAATATCTACCACCTATAATCCAAACATAATTTTGGTCAACTAATCCGCTATAAAAAATATGTGCGGTATGACTAAGGAGTATTTTTTTACCCGTACTATCTGGCGGTATAGATACATAATTCTTTTCAGCTGCCATTATTCAAATCCTCTAATTATTTCTTTTTTTTATTTTTAAAGAAGCCGTCAAGTTTTTTAATTTCTTCCAAATCTTCTATCGGTTTCATATCAAGAACCGTATTTTGATAATCTTCTTTATCTTCAGGTCTTGTAAAAGCAGAACCATCGGCATTTTTCATGGACGCTTTTATCATCTCTTCTGTTACTTCTGTTTGTATGGGTTTACCTGGTATCAGTTTTGTTCTTAATACATTTGAAGTTCTATCAATATCAAACGTCCAGACTTCTCCGTAATTTTCCCAGGTCATAATACCATCTAGCATAGACAACTCTAATACATCAATTATGTTTTGTTGTCTATCGTTAAGTTCAAACTTTAAATTATTTTTAGCTAATACTTTAGCTTCAGCACATGTATGATTAATATATTGGTCATCTACTTCAGGTTTAACTACATTTATATTTCCATTTTTATCAAGTAGTATATCCCATTCTTTAGTAAAATTTTCCCATTTTTGTTTACCTGTTAAAAGTGGCTCAATCAGGTCCAAGAGATGTTTTTGACTATCTCTTGGTTTACCTTTTTGAGCTCTATAACAAGCATTTCTCAATTCACTTCTATAACTCATAAAAATTCCTAATAATAATTATAATTTATTAATCAGTGTAGTTTCTCTCACGAGCAGCAGTCAACGTAATTGAATTACCCGTTGATCTACCAATCGTTGAAGTCGCACTCACATATTGACCCGTCACAAGACCAATTGCCACTCCAGTAATTGGAGCATCTGTACCTTTTGAAGCACCTGAGTTGCCGTTATAGGTACCACCATCTCTTTGGTCATTAGAGTCATAGTTATATGAGTAGTTTGCTGAAGAAGCAGCACTCACAGACCCCGCCATATTATTACCTGTTGAGTCTTGTACAATAATTGCATTGGCTTCACCATACTGACCAGCTGTACCAGATGTGAAGAATATCCAGTATTCAGCATTAGCATCGGTCTGTAAGAATGTACCAAAGTTAATTGTAAGAGCAGCAACGAATGGGAATGTTTGTCCAACACCTAAACCATCTGTAAATGTGATAGCGTTGGTGTCTTGTGAATTGAACGAGTCAATATAAACACCGGTTGTTGTAACTAGCGTATCACCAACAAAATTTAATAATGGATCAGCTGTCTTACCTTGAACATAACCTGATGATGTATCAATATCAATGTTATATCTTAGTCGTTGTTGTACTGCGGTATAAATTTCAGTTGTTCTAGCGACACCTGAAGATGTGGGACCAACATTAGTATCAGCATCAATAATAATATTATATGCATAATACACTGTACCAACAAGTCTTTCACCTGTGTAGGATGAGAATGTTGCTGTACCTGCACCACCCATCGCACCTAAATCGGAGATATCGGTTGCATCAACAGTACCAGCACCGGTACAATTATACCATCTGCCTGCACCATCTTTAACAACATCACCAACAGCATAAGAACCTACAGCCGCATCTCCAAGAATATCAAATAAATCACCATTGGCATCTCGTAGATACGTAATATCCGTATTAGCATAAACACCAATATCTGGATCACCATCTTCGTTAGCATCCAATTCTGTTGGAATATTCGCCGCCGTTACCGTAATCTTCAAGTCGGTTGAGTTGGTTAATGGAAAACGATAGGCTTGTGAAGCAAGTGTTGCAACACCGATGTCGGAAATGGATGATTGAGCATACGTTTTTTCCCATTCACGAACATATACCGTCAAGAATGATTGCCAACTGAAACCATCTGAATAGTTTCCATCACCATTCGGGTCATCAATAATTTGAACCGCCTGATTAACAGGACCAAAAAGTTTAAAGTCTGTTGAAGTTGCTTCAGGAACAGTGTTCTGTAAGAAATAAACTTGGTCGTTTGTGCCTAATGCACCAAGTGTAATAATACCTGCCCATGATTCCGTAACATCACCAGCACCGTTAAGTACCGTCCATCCACCCGTTCTTAATAATTCAGGGGTTGCCAAATAGTTTGCAACTGTACCACCCGATGTATATGTAGTTGGGTCAGTATCTTCTAATACAGTAAATGTTGTGCTGGAAGGAACATCATCAATAACATATGTTCCGTTATATCCTACTGGAGTGACACCAGCAATTGTTACAATATCACCCGTTCCTAAACCATGATCGGAAGATGTAGTGTATGTAATTGTATTTGGTGAAGCTGAAAAGGCTGCGGTAGAAATTGTTATACCGCTTGAACCTGTTTTGTCCCAATTCCAACCGTTGATTAATTCAAACTGTTCGTCCGTAATTGGACCCATTGGAAAAGGAAATTTAATTAATGTTGCATCTGCTTTCCACGCATCTTTGAGCTTTGAGTAAACCGCTTTAAGTGTAATACCGTCAGTAGTAAGTGTACCTGCTTCTACTACTTTTAAAGCGAGAGTCTTAGCTGTGGTATCAATTAATAATTCCTCTGTACCAGCAATATAAGAAGCTGCATTGACTTCATAACCAATAGCATCAGGATCAATAACTGGGTTACCTGTATAATTAGTTGCCATTGTTTAGTTCCTTTGTTAAAAAAAAAGATTTATCTTCTATTTATATATTTAGTACATTCATTTAGATATATTGTCTATCAGCAACTTGAGCTAATTGTAAAGAACCATCAGCATTTATAAGTGTTGCTGATAAACGAACATATTGATAATTAACATTATGTGCCACAACAAGAATGTCAGTATCCGTTGCTACGGGTGCTGTTCCATAAGTATAATTATATGATAAAGAATACAATCCATCAGCATCAGGACCAGATTGTGTAAAGTTATTATCTCCACCATCAGGTGTACCACCTACATCTTCTCTGCCAGCTAATTCTACTAAACCTGGGTCAGTATATATTCTTACTTCAGTATTTTGTCTTATTTTTGTAATTGTATATGTTCTTTGCGTAGGTTCTTCATATGTAACACCATCATCAGCAATTACTTTATATTTATTTACATCTGTACCAGCAATGTTACTTACAAGAACACCAAATGCCCCAAAGAAAATACCACCAGCAAATGTACCAAAGGGTGCTGTTTTTATTGGTGAGATTGGTGTAATATTACTTATTGAATTAAGTGAAGCCGCACCTATTGTTAAATTTTCACTTGCAGTAAATGTTCCTTGAGAATTATGTAATGTAATATATGAGCCAGTTGTATTTTTACTTGCCACAAATCCTGTTGCGCCTGAACTACTTCCTATAATTTCATCACCAACATTTACAGTATTTGTTTCTGACGCATAGGTAATCTTATAATCTATACCTTGAAATTGTTGTCCTTGAACACCATTTGTATTTGTTGTTGATGTTGTACCCTCAATAAGAATATATTTTAAATATTCATATAGATATGCTGCGGTTTGTCCATTTGCATCAATTTCAATAGAATAATCTTCATTAGTTGTATCATTATTTACATCTGCTGTTGCAGCACCAAATGTTATCGTAATACCATTTGCAGCAATTGGACCTGCCGTTTGATTATCTGGATCATCTTGTAATGTTAAAGGTACAATATTTTGACCACCAGCACTAGCGTCAATTAAAAAGTTATCATAAAATTTATTTTCATCTCTTATATAAACACTAAAATATCCGTTATCAATAATTGTGCCTTGATCTCTAAATAAAAATAGATGATTGATATGACCAGCTGGCCAAAATGATGGATAGATAGCTTGATCTTGCGCTACAAAAATTGATTCTGTACCTTGAATTGTACCAATTGTTTTAATATTAGTCCAATAATTTTCACCTGTGGTACTTGCGGCGGTTTGTGTAGCTACATTTGATGATGTATCTGCTGTAATTGTACCACTTGTACTATCAAAATTATTAGCAGCAGTAGTATCATCTGGTCTTATCCAAACAATATAATTAGTTGTATCAACATAAAGTATAGTACCTGAATCTGCATCTGAATGAGTACATGTATCTCCGACATCAGAAGCAGTAAGTCCAAAAGCAGTTGAACTACATTGTACCTTTACAATACCAGCAATTGTACCTGTTCTTGTCCAATCTAATGTTTCAATAGAACCATCAAGTAGATGTTCAATTGTTGTTGGATCAATAAACCATGGAGTTTCATCATTATTTTCTATTCGCCCAATTTGAAATTGACGAGGTGTAACTGCTTTAAACGGCACACCAGTTGACATGTGATCACCAGCACCAGCTGTAACATTATCAAATAAATCTTGTACAGCACTATACAATTGTCTTACTGTATATGTGCCTGAGGTTCCTGTCCATTTAATTTGCTTGTCACCGCCAGTATCACCATCGTAATATACTGTAAAATCTCCTGATAAAATGGTTTCACTCATAGTGCAATTAGATCCTCAATAAGAGTTATTGTTAGATTTAATCCTGACCCAGTATCAGCAGGAGTTTCAACAGGAATATATCTAGTTGATCCTGTTGTAGATAATCTTGCTCGTACATAAATTGAAGTATCAGCAGAACTACTAAAAGATATTTCACCATTTACATCTGTTTCATCATTAGCCAGTTGTGTATCACCTACTGTTGTATAAACTGCTACTACCACTCCTTGAATTGGGCTTGCATCAACATCAACAACCTTAATTGTATTTAATACATTATTATTAATTGTTGTTGTTGCACCAGCACCATTACGTACAGTTACATTAGTACCATTTGTAATGTTAATAATAAGAGCTTTACCTGAATTATTGTAAATCATGGCATCAGTTGAACCACTATTTGGTGTTGAATTTGTGCCTGGTGTACCACCCCAAGAACCAGTAAAAGTATTGCCATCAAAAGTGTATTCCGTTGGACTAGCAGCATGAGCAGAAGTTAATTCAATAGCGTGTCCATCTGAAAAATCAAAAGTACAATCAGAGATTAAACCAATATTATTAGCAGTGATATATGCTACACCATCTGCTGTATTAGCATTAAGAACTATCACGCCATCTAACGTGCCACTATTTTGAATTAAACTTTGACCATTAATAATAGTTGTACCAGTAAATGTTGTATTTGCTGACATAGTAATAATATCTGAACCTGTGAAAACACTGTTGGTATCATTAAATGAATTTGTTGAGCTATCAACTGTAAGTGACCATCTTGCAATAGATGGATCAGCTGCTGAAATTGAACCAAGTGTCCAAGTTACATCAGTATTTGTTCCAAAACCCGATGTTAATATTTCATAGAATCCAGATGCAACCAATTCTTGTGCGAAAATAACTGTAAAAGCGGAATCATTAAATACAGAAGTTGCTGTACCTGAAGAGGGACCTATTTCTAATTTACCTTTACCAATCACAGCACCTTGTGTTGATGACCACCAACCCCAATAGTTAGTATCTTCATCAGCAGCACGAACCGTTTCAAATGTATTAGGAGTACCTACTGTACCGGCATCTGCCCTTACACCTGTTCCTGTAGTAAATTGATCTAATTGAACATTGTTAAATGAACCCATGATAGATGTAATGGTTTCAAAATAACCACCCATCTGAGTTATGTTTGTAAGTTGAGCTGGATTACCTGTTGTTGTCCATGTGCCTGCTGAAATTGTATCAAAATCTCTAGCAGTATTAATGACTTTGGTAATAAAACCACCTTTATAGAAACCAATAGGATCAGTATGCCAAATGCCTCTACTTGTGCCATTACCTACAACAATACCTAAACCACCAGTAGCAGCAATAGGAGTTTTGGTATTAAACCACATAATAATATGTTGCCCATCTTCACCACCGCCAGAACTGTAATCATAAGGAGCAGTAGCACCTAATGATGTTGTATAAATTTCTTGAGTACCGGAAGAAACTTTTAAACCAAGAGCACCGGTGCCTTCTACAAAGTCATCATCACCTGATATGCCACCTACGTTAAATCCTGTGGTAGCATCAGCTGAGTTAACTACTTCTCCATCTCTAAGCGTAACTGCCATTAACCAAGTTCCTTCCAGCGATCAAACATAACAGCTGTATTTACATGCACTGCATGACAAGCACCTTGACCTGATTGTGGTAAGTATACAAATTGACCTGGGAAATTTGTTCCCGTATCTGTGAAACCATTTGCTGACCCATAGACATACCAGTCAACATTGGCGTGAGAGATACTACTAAGTGGCACTGCACCTTCAGGACAGGTCCATTGTGTATCAAAAATTAAAGTGTTTTCTGTTGCATTTTCAGCCATCCAAGTCTGAAAATCTTGTGGAGTGCTACCTATGATTTGAAAATCTAAAGTACCACCATTTAATGAGGTGTCAGTTTCGTTTAAACATCTATATTTTGTAATGTTGCCAACTTTACCACCATATCTCCAAGCATCCAAATCAATGGTTGGTCGGCTTGAAAAAACATCTTTATCAAAATCTTGAAACCAAAAAACTAAGCCAGCCATTTATAGCTCTCCAAAATTAATACTAGAAATAAGTATAAGTTGCTTTATTATCCCAAACTTTATCAAAGGTATCGGTTCCATTAGCCCAAAAGATTTCAGTTACATCTCCGTCTTCATCAACTCTTTTAATTCGCCATGTAGAAGCAGATGTAGCTGTACCTGGTTCAGCTTCACCAACATATGTGTAATTACCGACAACTTCAACAATTCTGTTATATTGCACTTCTAATTCAACCCTAATTCTTTCCATGATTGAGGTAATGGACTCTGACACAAACTTCTGTTTAGCCGCATCAAAGATAAGTACCGCATCACCTTGAACTTCATGGACTTGTTTAAATTCTACGTCATCATTATCAAGTATTTTGACAGAACCGCCACCAGAACCACCGGCACCCCAACCTCCATCAACTTTACTTGATATATGTCTGCGAAAATCTGTAATAGATTTTTCATTACGTTCTATGTAGTTCTTTATATTTATCTCAAGCTGACTGATTTTATTATCATTTGATAGGCTTGATTTATCTAATTTTTCAACTAAATCTTTCTCAAACTCTTCAAGATTAGATTTAGATTCTTTAAAAAACTTATCAATCTCTTCTTTGAGATTATCTATTTTAGGTGTATCGCCTTTTTCACCACGGTCACCTTTTGAACCTTTTTCACCACGGTCACCTTTGTCACCTTTATCACCAACATCACCTTTTGAACCTTGTGGTCCAGTAGGACCTTGTGGACCTATGTCACCTTGGTCACCCTTATCGCCTTTTTCACCACGGTCACCTTGATCTCCCTTATCACCTTTATCTCCTTTAAGACCAATATCACCCTTGAGACCTTGAGGACCTACATCACCTTGATCGCCCTTATCTCCTTTTTCACCTTGTTCGCCTTTAGAACCTTGTAAACCAATGGCACCAGTATCACCTTTTGGTCCTTGTATACCTTGAGGACCTTGTGGACCAATATCACCTTGGTCACCTTTGTCGCCTTTGATTCCTTTGTCGCCTTTGAGACCTTGAGGTCCTTGAGCACCGTCTTGTCCTTTAGTGCCAGGTTGGCCTTCAGGTCCAGGTGTTAGTTGAATGTTCTCGATTTCTTCACGAAGATCATCAATGTTGTTATCGAGTTTTTGTTGAAATTTTTTGAAGATACTGAGAACAAAACCATTATTTAATAAGTCTTTGATATCCATAATAATTAATCCGTCTCAATAAATTTTTTCATGCTCTCCATCAATTGAATTTGTGACTCAGTAATTTTTGCTTTTTCTACTTCCGCATCAAGTTCTGGTGTTTCTGACTCTGTTTGGTCGGCATCTTTTGTATTATCTTCTGGTGGAAACTGATTAGGATCAGCTTCTGTTTGTCCAAAAGAAATACCCGATTCTTGTTCGTCTTCAATTTGTTTTTCCATTTGTTCAACTTCATCGTTAGACATTTGAAGAACATTTTTCTTAACCCAATTGGTTGAATAGTAACGACCAATATATGGATCCACAACATTAAGAAGACCAATTCTTTCTCTTAGTAATTCGGCTTCTTTTAGTTCTGTAAAGTTATTATCTTTTAAGTAATCATAATAGATTTGCTCTTGAAAATCTTGCCATTCTTCTAATGAACAAATACCTTTCATCACTAATTGTATTTTTAAAGCATTATCAAATACTTGTGAAAACTTATTTCTCAGTCTTGTAATAAACTTACCAAACTTAACTTCATCTCGTGTCACTTCTGTTGAACGACCAAGTCCAATCATACCGCCTTGTTGTGGTTCTAAACGAGAGATTGGAACATTTAAAGATTGTAATAATTTATTTCTAAAGTATTTAACATCTTCAAGTTCACCTAAATTTTGACCAGCTGGTAATGTTGTAATCTCTGTACCTTTACCGCCTTCTCGTCTTGGTAACCAAAAGTCTTCCAACATTGACATATGTTTTCTATCATCTCTTAACTCACCAGTAGAAGCATCATACACCATCTTGTTACGGTATTTGACCATAACATCTCTTAAGTATTGTTCGGCTTTACCTTTTGGTAAGTTACCAACATCAATGTAAAATATTCGTCTTTCAGGTGCTCGTGATAATCTATAAATCACCACAGCATCTTCAATCATTCTTAACTGATTGAGTGGTTTAATTGCTTTATGAAGATAAGAAATAACAAAAGTATTCTTAGCATCCATTAAACCAGAGTTTATATTAATAATAGATTCTGGTGCAATTCTTAATCCTGAATTAACTGATGTAGTATAGTTTTGTGTGGTTGTACCTTTGTCTGTATAGACATAGTATTCACCAATTGATTTAATAACTAATGCACCAGTTTTTGGATCTTTATCTTTTTGAACCTCACGAACTTTTCTGATTTTGCGTGGGTCAATATATCTTAATTCTTTAATACCTTCTTTAGGTCTGGATTCATCAACAACAACATGATAGTAAATACGACCATCAATATACCATCGTTTAAATAAATCGTCAGCAAGATTATTAAAGTTCAACATTCTTAAAACATTGTTAAACTCATCTCTAATTTTTTTCTTAATTGATTCTGGCTGTTGAAGATTATCTAATCGAATATCAACAGTTTTACCTGCGTTATCATGCGTAATAGCTTCATTGACAATATCATCAATTGCCATTTCAAGTTCAGAATGGTTTGCCATTTCACGGTAACGAGATATAAGTTCAATTTCATTACGAACTGAACCTTCTAAATCAACATATGTACCGTAATGAGCATTTTGGGTAATGGTAACTGCACCATCATCCATTGCCTCATTTGGTAGGGTAAAAGAAGGCTGGTCAGATGGTTGTTGAACAACAACATCTTTTTTGCCTAGAGTGAATCCGAATAGTTTAATCGCCATAATAATTTATCATCCTATAAAAAAAATAAAGTGGGGAGTATTCCCCACTCTATTACACAACACCGTCTTCGATTGATTCCCACCATTGGTATGATAGGGTAACTGCAAATTCTTCCATTGTGTCATTTGCACCCCAATCAACATCAATTGGTGTTATATCTGATGGGAACAAGCCAACAAACTTATATCTCTTAAGTGAGTTTCCTGCTTTACCATACTGTGTTACTTCACCATCAACGGTATAACCGCCTGGTGCAAGTGCAACTGGATTTCTTACATTAAGATTGTGACTATTGATGCCGTTCATCCATCTTTCGAAGGCGTTACGAACAACAAAGTCTTCATCGTTAATGACAGAAATTGTCCAATCAGCGAATGTTCTATTACCAACAAACTTTAATTCACGACCAAAGTATTGAACTGGCACAACACCAAGCGTAGCGCCTGGTAACTGTGCAGTTTTACACATGAATGTAAGTTTTGTTTGTGCGTTTCCTGGTCCAGAGAACGCAGGGAACGGCATAGAAACTTCAAACAGATTAGGACGGGCACCGTCTCCAACCATTTGACTTCTAAATTCGTTTACATTAAATGCCATTTATTTTCTCCTGTTTTCTCTATTTATTAGAACTGTCCAACCACTTCGTCAAATGAAACACCTGTTCTCACTGCGACAAAGTTAAGTTGAATAAAGTTAATTGAACGAGCAGGTTTGATGTAAATGTCACCGATAAATTCGTTTCTATCAATTACTTCACCTGTGTTATTTGATTCATCACACACAACACGGAAGTCAGTGATACCACGGCGACCTTGAATGTCTCTTAAGTATGGTTCAACTAAGTTCACAAACTGCGCTCTTGTGAATTGGTCGTTGAATTCAAACAATGAGAATCTAGCTGCACGAGCAATTGCTTTCTCTAATATAATGAATAAGCGGCGAACATTGATACGGTCAAACGCTGATGGTTTAGATTGTAATGTTTTATCGCCAAATAATTGTGTACCTTCGCCTTGGAATGTAACAACAGGATTGATACCTTTAACATAGAGGTCATCTCTGTTTGTTTTTGTTGGATTCCAAGCAAGTTTCAATGTGTTTCTCATAATACCTCTGTTAGGACCAGCAGGTGAGAACCAAGGATCTCTTTCGAGGTCAGTTCTTGCCGCTAAACCAGCAATATCACCGTTACATGGGACCCAACGATATACATCGTTGTATTTGTCGTATTGATATTTCCAGTTTGAATCTAACACAGCATATGATGTTGATGTTAATGTGTCTCTGTATGCTTTAACATCTGTTGTTTCAGAACCAGCATTGTCAACTACATCTGCTTTTTCAGGTGATAAGAATACTACACAATCTTTTCTTGTTTCACACATTGTGATTAAGCTGTCTGCGATTGTTTGATCAGCAGGACCAGAAACAACTAAGTTAATGTCTACTGAATCAGCATTGTCAAATGTATCGTATGCAGTTACCACATTAGCAGTTGAGATTGTACCATCTGCACCAGCGGTAAGTGAAACTGTTACATTAGCTGTTAAGTTTGCATATGTTGTACCAGAAGCGGCAGAACCCCAATTGGTACCATCATCTGCGTGTGACATCCAGTGAATGTATTTTGATTTATTTGCAATTACATTTTTGTAGTAATTTGTATTACCTGAATCATCTTTAGCATCTGATGCTTTAGATACAAAACCATATTTTTCTAATACTGTACCTTGAGTTCCTGAGATTAAACCATCTTCATCGATAACGATAACATGAAGTTCATCATTAGAACCACCAGCATTAGATACATATGTTGATGTACCTGGTGTGTCTGTAAATTGTGTTGCATATGTCCATGATGAATATGTGTTAGCATCTGCTACAGAAATTTTAAGTGAATTACCTAAAGTACCTGCATATCTAGCTGCGAATTCACCGTAAGTGTTTGCGCCTCCAGACCAGTTTGCTTCCCA